TATTTATATTTATATTTATATTTATATTTATATTTATATTTATATTTATATTTATATTTATATTTATATAATTAGAAGCGCGTCATTTTAAATTTTATTTTATATTACTACCATTTAATACAAAATAAAAATGGATGATACTAACAAAGATGAAGATACTATGTTAGATAATGCTGAGCAACAAATTCAAAATGAAATCAAACTGTTACAAGAGCAATTGGCATTTTCTAGGGAAATTAAAAGAAAAAAGGAGTTATTCAAAGAAACTCAAAATAAAAAAATAGAAGCATTAAAGTCCGAAATAAGGGCAAAAACGCTACAATATAATCTAGAAATTGCGTATATTACAAGCCAAATTGAAGAACTTGAACAACAAATCAAAAATACTGACATAAGTAAAATTATGGATGAAATAGATGACAGTACAATAGCAAATGTTGTAGCAAATGCTGTATTAATGGAAAATGAAATAGCAATAGCAAATGCTGTAGCAATGGCAAATGAAATAGCAATAGCAAATGAAATTCCAAGTAAGAAACCCAGAAGCATAATCAAGCGCAAACCGTTACATGAAGTGATAAAACAACCGACGCAATTTAAAGCAATAATCAAAGGCACAGAGTTCCGTTGTTATACGGAAGATGGACACAAGATTATTTCTTTAAGTTCAAATGTCAATAAAACATATAGTTCATTAAATGATTGGTTAGAACAGGCTATTCTAACAATGTTTGTAAACAACACAACAAAAAAATCAGTTTACGAAGTGGTGTCGTATTACAACAATACAAAAAAAGAATGGCGACCATTGAAGACAGATTATACAAGTGATACGCTAGTTTTGAATTAACTGTAAAATAAGTAAAAAATTGAAAATAAAAAAATAAAAAATAAACTATATTAAACCATATTAAATATAGCTTAGTATAACAATATAATAAATAAATAAATAAATAAATATAAAAATGTCTAAATTTACACAATTAGAAACTGAGACCGATAATGATATAAATAATAATACACAATGGACTTGTGAAACATGTACATTTTTGAATCACGTGGCTTTACAAGAGTGTGAAATGTGCGCAACTGTAAAACCTGCTGCTACTAATGATGATACTAATGATGCTAGTAATGCTGCTACTAATGCTGCTACTAATGCTGCTACTAATGCTGCTACTAATAATAACGATTTAGACCAAGCTAAACAAATTTTAGATAAATTACAAGGCGATATACAAACACATATACTTGAAGAATATGTAAAACCACAAGTAATCGCAGATGAAATAAGTAACTTGATTAAAGAATTTGATGAACAGCTAATGTCTGAAAAATGTCAACGTTTAGAATGGCGAGTATTAACAGAGGTGGTCAGCAAAATAATAAACAACAAAGCAGCATTAGCACAAATGTGTGAAAAAGATACAATGGGTTTTAAGGACAGCTATGAGCAACATTTTATAAAAGGAAAAAATACGTTTACGCACCCATCTTGGACGCCATTGGGAAGCATGTGTGCTGAATTAACAATGCGACAATGGCACTAATTGTATAAAATATAATATAATATAATAACTCAAATCATATAAAAAATTGAAATAATAATTAATTAGTAAACTTATTTTATAAAACAATAAATTAATAAATAAAATTAAATCAATCCAAATTAATAAATTAAAATATACAAAATATACAAAATTAAAAACAATGATTAACGAACACACGCCGTCAAAAGACAGTCTAGATTTAATCAATGACGCAATTATACGCGAAACATTTATTACAGGAACAAGTATTACAGGGTCTATTAGAATCAAACAAGAAGACAAAGAAATCAAAGAAAGTGAAGAAAAAGAAGAAGAAGACGGTTGTTGTTGTAGTGACAGATGTTTCAAATGGTGGTTCTTTCACAGCTCATTTCAGGCGCCAAAACAAAGCGTTATCGAGCAAGACTTGTTAAACAAGCCGAATAGATACAGTTGTTGTAATGTGTGCGGCGATTGTATCGAACTCAAAGTAAAAAACTGTTGTATAATGACGAATGATTTTATGAAGCAACATTGCTCCGATTGTTTCTACAATGGATGCCAACTGACCTGCTGTTGCTTTACATTGATATTATCTTCCAGACAGTAAACGCTATTAAGAAGACACATAGTATTTGGTTAATAATCAGTCTTTTTTCATTGTCTCCTTTGCCATTGCCATTTCCTTCATTGTCATTTCCTTTATTGTCATTATCATTTCCTTCATTATCATTGTCTAATTCTTCTACTTTATTGTCATTACAATGTATAACATTATTTTTTTTATTTTTCTTATTACGACTAATCAACCGTTCATTTTTGCTACACTTATATTTGACAATTTCACCAATATTACATATAGAGCACGTTGGGTTAATTAGAGACCACTGTGTAGTAAGCAAGCAAGCCGAGTGTAGCTTATGTCCACAATTATACAAAACATGGTCATCATTCCAATATATTCTAAAAGTACACTTAGGACAGCAATTCATTATTATTTAATTATTTGATTATTTATTTTTATAATACAAATTATCTATTATAAAACTAGTTCAATTTTTATTTATTATTTCTTCTTCTTTTTCTAGTCTTCTTAGACTTTTTAGACTTCTTAGACTTCTTAGACTTCTTAGACTTCTTAGACTTCTTGGACTTCTTAGACTTCTTAGACTTTCTAGATTTTTTAAGCCTATTACCTAGTCCTCTATCAAGTTCAGGACCTTTCATTTCATCTATTTTATTAGTTATTTCACTCTCAAGGTCTCTATCAGGGTTAGATTGAATTCTTTTACAAAATGCTAATACATCATTTGATGCTTTTGTTTCATTCCCATGCGCATCATGTTGTAAATATAACTCATAATATTCTTTTAACGCAAGTTGAACTTCAACACTCTCATTATTTATAAAATCTCTTAATTCAGGTGTCATTTATATATTATAGTTTATATTTTATTTTTCATTTTTCATTTTTCATTTTTTCAAAAAAACAAGTAATCAAAAAAAATTGAAATTAATTTTCTGTATACAGAAAAAGGTATTAAAATATTATTTACTGTTGTTTCAAAACTATATTGTTTCAAAACTATAAATTTCTAAAAGCAAATTACTTTCTAAAAATGAACACTGTCACGAATACTAGTACTACTTACTTTAGTTATCTTGCCAACGTGATATCATTCTCTAGTCCTGATTTATTCAAGACTGAATATGTTGAGATGGTTTACGACGCGTCAAATATCACCTACATATCGTCTATGGTGATTGAGGACGAGTTTGACAGCATTAAAGTGTTACAGGACTATATTACACAAACGTTGCGTCGTTGGAACCAGGTTGACACCACTAATCCAGACAAGTGGGACCAATACCGATACATCGACTCATCTTACGAGGCCGGTTATATCGACGTCTACAAACTAGTTACAAATGGGCTAATATTTGAGCTAGATTTTGGTAACAAGAGAACTGATGTTGAAAATCCTACAGGTAAACCATATTACTATCTTACCATGTATGCTGTGGGTCGATTCAGACGCGGTGGCTCGTCGGTTGATTATTATGAGGAGATAATGCATGGTCTCCATAGTCAAATTAAAAATAGAGAGATTGAATTTGACACAATGGAAGAATCAATTGAATACCAGGAGAAATTATGGACCATTGACTTTACTAATGTATAAAATGTATAAAAAATATAAAAAAATATAAAAAAATATAAAAAAATATAAAAAAATATAAAAAAATATAAAAAAATATAAAAATAAAATGTATTATTTCAAATTATTAATTAATTAATTAAATTAAATCAAATAAAAAAATAAGAAGGCGAAAGCCTTTTTTATATTTATATTTTTTTATATTTATATTTATATTTATATTTATATTTATATTTATTTCAAAAAAATAAGTAATCAAAAAAATTGAAATATTATTTTTACAAATAAATTAAAGTATAAAAGTAATAAAGTATCTGTTTTTAAAAAGTAATTAATTCAAACCAATTCAAAATCAAGCAAAATGTCCAGCTTTGCCAGTGCCGAATCCAAAGATTCTGACATATTTGAGAATTATCCCATACATTTGTTGCCAGACTTCATAACAGAATCAGCATTGTTTATAAGAACACTAGATATGTGTCCTACTATGACTGAATTTACATACGATAAGAACAAGATGGTCCACACTCTTAAAATTGTAACCCGTGAAGATTTTGAGAAGCTAATTGATGCCGACTATATGTTTGGATTCACACCCAAAGTCCAAATACAATTATTTGAGAACATGTATAATTTCTGGCTAAATGACCCCAATTCCTTAGAACTCCCACTACCAGTCAAAGACTTCTCCCATTTTGGAAACCAAGTTAGAACGCTGTTTTTAGAATCAGAAACAATTTTGCCAGTTCGATGTTTTCAAGGAAATTACTTAGAATTGTTTGACTATTTATTAAAGAAAAATGGTCTGCGAACTGTTGATAGTGGTCGATGGCCGGACTATACATTGCCATTTTATGGTGTTGTTTGTAATCATGTTGAGATTGTAAAACGAGGACTAGAAGTAGGTGTTTCAGTAGCAAACGATGTTATTGATGAAGCTATAAAACAAAAGAACCTAGAAATGTTTAGATTACTAGTGAATCGTGATGTGCGTTACACAAATAAAACACTAGAATTGGCAGCTAAACAGGGGTTGCCTGAAATGTATGAGTATTTCTTGAATGTATCAAAAAAAAGAGGTTTAGATTGGCTTAATAAATATGTCTTCAAAACGCTACAAAATAAAGACAATCTGGAATATTTGTTGCTAAGAAGTGGTGTAGATGTAAAATTTATAGATGGTCTAGAGTTATTACAAGAGTGTATTATTGAAGGGTATAGTAGTGAAATAATACAGCTAGTTGACGCGCATTTTAGTAAGCCGGATACAAATTCAAATCCAAATACATTAATAAATAATTTACAAAAAATACCAGGATATGCTAATATACTAGACAAAGTTATATATAATGAAGATTTAAAGTTATTTATGTATTTACAGAGTAAGGGTTTCCTGATTAGTCGCAAGTTAATAGACTATGTAACAGACACTCATAAGTCGACAAAGTTTACCCCGGGCTTCTTGAAACATCAATATGCGGAACAGCAAGCGGCTTTAGAGAGGAAGAGACAGAAAGATGAAGAGGAAGCAGCAGAGGCAGCATTTTTGCGACAAATAGATTAAATATAAAACCTTGTATAAAACCTTGTATAAAACCTTGTATAAAACCTTATATTTTATTATAAAACCTGTATTTTATATAATTTAATTAAAAAGTAAAAAGTAAAAATAAAATGAAAATGAAAATTAATTGTTTTCATTTTCATTTTTTTATATGTAACAAAAAAAATTGAAACTTATTTCTTACAATAAAAATAAAGTATTAATTTGTAAAATATAAGAGAAAATTAGCTTTAAGAACTTTAATAGTAAATATAAGATTAAGATTAAAATGACTGAGATTAAGAAAGGTAGTGTATTTATTGCTAGTATGAATTTAAGAGGAGAGAGAGGTAAACCTTTAGATGTTAATAGTTTGAAGTTGAATGTGACTAGTGCACAAAGGACATTAAGTTTAGATAGAAGGGATTTTAGTCCTATGACTCCTATAGAAGGAGGATATAAAGGTTATTGGAATTATGAGAGTAGATGGCAATCTGGTAAGATATTTGAAGGTATAGATGAGAAGGTGGTTAAGGACTGGTGGAAGGCTCAAAAAGAACCTAAGAGAAGGTATCCTAAAGGAAAGGGAAAAAGAATATTATGTGCACGATTTGAGGGATATGAGGATAGAGGTGATATGGATTATGTTATTAGTAGAAAGGATGTATATGTGAAAGAGTATTATGATTTGATTAAGGATAGAGAGAGGGTTTTGTATTGGAAGAAGTTATTAGAAGAGGGTAAAAATATTACTATATATGACTTTGATGGTCCAAGGAATGAGGATGGTAGTGTGACTTGTTTGGAGTTGAATGAGGATTTGTTAATAGATAAAATAAATGATGTAAAGTTTCCTTTTGGACATGGATATGTTGTGGGTATGTTATTGTCTGGTATAGATATAAGTGTATTAAATTAAATATAAAAGTGTATTGTATAAAAGTGTATTGTATAAAAGTGTATTGTATAAAAGTGTATTGTATAAAAGTGTATAAAAGTGTATAAAAGTGTATTATTTTGTATAAATTTTAATTAAGTTAATTAAACGAAGAAATTCGTTTTTTTTATTTGTTGGAAATATATATTATATTGGCAAAACAACTTAAAGAACCTTATCCGACCGGTCTTTAAATCCAATAAAATAATATATAATACACCCATTTAAAGACTGTTCTACAAATACAATTATTAAAATGTCCGACAATATTATCGTATCACCCTCTGTGTTCCACGGGAAACTAAATGAATACATTATAGAAGCCCCTGGGCGCATGTATATATTTGAAATAACCAAATTGTGTGGTTACAGCACATTTGTGTTTATGTATAAAGACGAGACAATGTTGGATTTGTATAACCGTGTTTCGCACCATTTTGGGTGTAAGGATATCAAGGGGCTTTATATTGACAACCATTTATTTAAATCTTTGAATGACAATAAAAATGACAATAAAAATATGAATATAAATACAAATAATAACAATACCAATAATTCAAACAATAATAGTAATAGTAATAATAATTGCTGTAAAAAACCCGACAATCTGATTTCAGTGCCGGTTTCAAGTCTGACAACTGTTAAAGAATTTGTATTTAATAATACAGCTAAGGAGCCACGCAATTTGGAGCCAGTATATAAGATACCATTTCCAGTTGTGTATCGTGTTTATTTAGATGATGGACATTGTCATTGTTGTTTATAAAACTGTGTAAAAATAAGACAAATAAGACAAATAATAAATTATTATAAAAATAAAAAAGAAAACAATTTAGATTTATTTTGTATATTAATCTTATACAAAATGAATAACAAATGTGGTCCATCTGGGTGTCCAAAAGCAGGAATAAAAATACATGAAACGCCTAATAGTAATATAAATAATAATACAAATAATTTGTTTTTACAACAAACTAATAAAAATACAAATGTCAACTTTTATAAAACAACAATGTCAGAATTAGACCTAAATATTGATAATTACACATTAAATGACCTATATAACTTGTTTAATATTCCATTACATGGCACACTAGATGAACCATTATTAAAAACAGCCAAACAAATTGTATTAAAGATGCACCCAGATAAGTCGCAACTGGATTCCAAATATTTTCTCTTTTTTTCAAAAGCTTACAAGCGCCTATACAGCATCTATGAGTTTCAAAACAAATCAGAAAAGAAGACAGAACGAGACCTAAAAAAGGACTTTTTCGAAGACACTAATAAAACCGTTTTAGACACAATGTTTGAATCAAAAAAGGAACTAAAAGACCCCAAGAATTTCAATAGTTGGTTTAATAATAAGTTTGAAAAACACAAGTTGGATGACGATGATACTAACAAAGGCTACGGTGACTGGTTGAAATCCGATGAAGGCTTATATTCACAAAATGACAATGTTACCCAATCCAATATGAATGAAGCTTTTGAAAAACAAAAGAAGCAAATACAGGCGTTATCAGTGTATAATGGCATAACGGATACTTACGCGTCATTTAGCGGCGGCGGGTCTCTACTTGGCGAACAATCTAGTAACTTTAGCGGTTCTTCGTCCGGATTAGGATTCACCGACTTGAGACAGGCGCACGTTGAAACAATTATACCAATTACTCAAGACGATTATGAACAAATACCAAAATTTAGAAGTCTCAATGAATACAAGACAAATAGAGACCGTGTTGATACAACACCGCTATCTAAAGCAGAGGCAGAGCGCATTTTGCTACAAAATAATAGAAATTTAGACCAGGAGTCAGCGGCACTGGCATACAAATATGCGAAAGAATCTGAGAAAGCAAAGGCTAGTCAACAGTCATTTTGGGGCGAAATTAAACGGCTGCTATAGTCTAATATATTATATTGAATCAGTATAAAAACAACAGCATAATACTAGTATAAAAAAATAATATAAATAAAATGAATTTAACTAGCAATCCTTTATATAATACAAATGAAAATGTTAATGATACAAATAAAAATGAAAATGATACTGAGGAACCCGAGTATTTTGGCAATGGTGAATTTGAATTTGTCGACAATTATAGTCGAGAATATTTGGTAAGTGCGCATAAAATTGTAACCAGATTAGAATTATGGAATTGGTTGCGTAATTTTACACCAAAAGAAGGTAATGGATTTATGTTTACTCAAGGCGTGCCTGAATTAGACCGTTTAAATGAAGAAATGGGTAAGGACCCAGTAAGCAGTGGTCATTCCGGCTTATCTTATGGTATAACAATGAGAAATATAGAATATATTGCGAAGAATGGTTATCACGCATTCAAAACCCAATTTTATTCTTAAACAAAACAAACCAAAATAAAAATATCTGTAATATATAATATGTTAACAACATTAACTACAAGTTATTTATTAGGATTTATAATTCTTGTCGCATTTGGAATACTTTTTCAGAAATATCTAGAAAAACAGGCCAGTAAGGGTGGAAATAATAGTAATTACAATGATGTAAAACAATATTTATTAACCGAATCATCTTTAGCCAAGAGTAAAAAACCAATTATGTGGATTTATACGCCTTATGAATATAATTCACGCGACTGGCTCAGCTTTGGCTCACGCAGTTCATACAATTTAAATCAGCCTTATCTTAACTTGTGTGTTCGCAGTATTATCAAACATTGCGACAAATCATTTACTATTTGTATCGTAGATGATAACTCGTTTGCTAAGTTGATACCGGGATGGAATATAGATTTAAGCGTAGTTGGCGACCCAATTGTCTCCAATATTAGACAGCTCGCAATGGCAAAACTAGTATACAATTACGGCGGCATTTCAGTGCCAATTTCGTTCCTATGTTTCAAGGATTTGAAGGACATGTGGGAGCGAGGCACCGGCACACAGATTGGAGAAAAGGGTGATATCGATACTGGAAAGATGTTTGTCTGTGAAAATGTGAATACAAATGTAAGCGCAACTAACAACCGTTTTTACCCGGACACCACATTTATTGGCTCAAAGAAGAACAATGCGCAATTAAATGAATATATTGAGTATATGCAACGCCTTGTATCCAGTGATTATACAGCACAAACTGAATTCTTGGGCAATTATGATAAATGGGCAAACAAGAAGGTCAATAAGAAGCAAATCAATATGATACCTGGAACCGATGTGGGTACAAAGACAATTGATAATAGTCCTATTTTAGTTGATGATTTATTAAGCGAGGATTATATCAAGTTTTATGACGGCATGTATGGTATTTGGATTCCCGCGGCAACCATTTTGAAACGCCGTAATTACGAGTGGTTTGCCAGATTAAGTAATGAACAAATATTCCAAGGCAAATTCATTTTAGCAAAATATTTTGTTCTAGCATTGGCTCCTTACAATAATGTCAATAATTGTAACAATGAAAATACAAATATGAGCATAATTGAATCATTAACTTCAGATTCTAGTGACAGCAATAGTAACAGCAATAGTAACAGCAATAGTAACAATAATAATAGTAGCAAGAATTGGATTTCATTTTGGCAAGTCCCTAGCTCAACAACATTGCCTGTATATGGACCCAAACCGCTAAATATTGGAAACAATGTCCAGCAATATAAATTCTAAATGATGGGCTTTTTGCTTTTGTAAGCAATAAGCAATACTTTAAAAATACTTATATAAAAAATAATATAAATATTTTATATCTCTTTTATTCAAAAAATGGTATTATTAAATCCCATACCATTTAATATTACAAATAACATAAATAAATTACAAACCAATTTTGGGCTGAAAAATTACAAAACCCATGTATACAAGGTAAATTTTACAGAAAAGATTCTGTGTATTTTTGAAAAAGATGACTCTTCAGAAAATAATAAAAAAACTCTAATATTTACTTTGTTATGGAATAATGAATGCGACACAAATCCACATCATCAAGTAAATTTTGTAAATTTCCATCATGTAAAATATACACAAAGTTTAGAAATACTTCAAATAGAACAAGTAGATACCAATAATTTTGAAATTAAGACACCAACTAGCATCAATCGCTACATATATAATGTAAATACACATTTATTTAAACAATATGTAATTTATCCGGGCAAATTATATGAAATGGGCGTCAATTCAAAGACCGAAATAGTTTATTACAAGTTTCACTAATATACAATGGTTCTCTAATAAAATATAATATAATAAAAACAATTTAAACGTATTATGCTTTAAATATATATACCCAGAAAACATGACGACAAATACTAAGAAAGAAACTTTTTTTAATATTAATTATGGTGATGATAGTGATAGTGACGAGGAAACCGAGCTTAACAGTTGCTTGGTCATTTGTATTGATGAGTATGATGACGATGGAACAATTGATACCCGTGTCTTTGTGAGCTACAATGAAGCTGAGGAGATGTATATTATTAATGGCAAGCGTCTCGACATTGCTAAAAATGATAAAAATGTTAAAACTGATTTTTTCCAACCATTTATGTTTTGCGCAGAATCATCCAATGATGTATTGGATTTTCTGTCACTAATTCTAGATATTAAGAGGACGTTCAGTTACACACTGTTTAATTACAATAATTTATCTTATGACAAGAATGACATCACATATAGTTTCATGGAGGAAAATATTGACCGCCGGTATGAGATTGCCGCATATGACCATGTCACATATAGTAGAAAAATATTTAGACAGCTTGTAAGAGTTACCAAGCTAATGTATAATAAAAAATAAATATTAAATTAATTGTAAATCATACACAATATCATAAACTGATTTGTCGTATTTTATTTGTGTCGTATATGTAATCTTGTTGAAATTACATATTTGGCGTATAATAGTATTGAATGATTTATAAGTAAGTTTTCTATCAATATACTCGCGTTTTGAAAGATAATAATATTGTCTACATTCTTCTAAAAACTTAACAATGGTGCCGTTAAAAATCCCTCTCTTATAGGCGCAGTTGTTTATTGTATATCCAGTTTCTGTTTTTACGGCATTTTCATCAAGTAATTGTTTTAATAACTCATTAGGAACTGGATTTTTAAATATTTGAGATGGCATATTATTTCTATATATTCTATAATAATTGTATAATATAAAATTATTATATAAACTACAAACTATATATTATTACAAAATTTGCTGTAAATTGTTAGAAAACAGTGCCAATTCAATCTCATCCTCGTGAATATTGTGAAACACTGTTATATATTTACAAATAAACGGAATAATATTATATTTCTGTTCCTCTGATAAAAGTTTAGTGATTTTAACAAACACAAAATAATTGTCTAAAATATCCATAACTGAATAACCTTTGTCATATATGTTGTATAATAACTTGATTGCGTCTTTCAATTGTCCATCTTTTAAAAACTGTGTGTATTCTTCAAATGTCGAGAGGCTAATATTTGAGCACACATTAGAAGCCAATTCCAATGTAATAGGCTCATTTAGCAGCTTGAATTTTTCAATATAGTTAATCAGAATTTTTGCCGTGTTATTACACACATTTAATATAAAATCCTCGGCATCATCCGTTATTTCTATTTGCTCCAACTGTGTAATCTTGCGCATTATTTTTATCAAATTTGACCGCTGTAATGGTTTGATTTTAATTATAATTAGTCTTGATTGAAGCGATTCAATAACTTTTTGTGAATTACTACAAGACGAAATAAAATGGACATTGTGGCTATATTTATCAATACAATTGCGAAACACTTGTTGGCTCTGTTCATTGATGAAGTCAATGTCGTCTAGGACAATAATTTTCTTTTTGCCTTTGACTGAAGAGCAAGTCTGACAAAATGTTTTTACATCATTTCGATAATAGTTGATACCTTGTTCTTTCAGACTATTTATATGTAATATATTGTCCAGATAATCAGTGGGAACTAAACCATTGTAATATTCACGAATTACGGCATTTAAAAACGCCGTTTTGCCACTACCAATATCGCCAATAAATAATACATTCAGATTATTCATACTAATCAACGTGTTCAATATTTCCAGCATTTCTGGTTCAGTCTCAAAATCTTTAAAAAAGAAAGGCTGGTATTTATTTAAAAAAAGTGAATCCATTATTTTTGAATATAAATATATACGTTGATAACTATTTAAGCTTATCTTTTAATATAATATTAATTGAAAATGTCGGAAGATTATTATAAAATCCTCGAATTACCAGAAACTGCGACAATTGATGAAATTAAGAAGTCTTATAGGCGCTTATCGTTGCTACATCACCCTGACAGAAATGGGAACAGTATTGAATCGGTGCCAAAATTTCAGAAAATTAGTGACGCATATGAGACGCTGGGTGATGTAGATAAGAAGCGTGAATATGATATGACGCGCAACAACCCGTTTGTAAAAATGATGAGTCAAAATCCTGGACATAATCCAGGCAACCCATTTGGTCCCGGGTTTAATCCATTTGGTCCATTTGGTCATTTTGTTCATCATGGTTCTAACTCTCCTAATAGTCAGGGTCAAAGTTTCAATCCAATGGATGATATTTTAGCAGGATTGTTTGGTTTGAATCAGGGACAAGGACAAGGTCAAAATATTCGAATATTTCACAATGGCATGCCAGTAAATATTGGTCCGCAAAAACCTCAACCAATTATGACTACTATTGCGGTGCCAATTGATAAAATATTGACAGGGACAACTGTTCCTATTGATATTGAACGCTGGATTCACGAAGGTGGTAATAAGGTATTTGAACACGAAACCATTTATGTGCCTGTTCCAAAAGGAATGGATGAAGGTGAACTAATTGTCTTGAAAGATAAGGGTAATGTAGTAAATGAGCATTGTAAAGGTGATGTCAAGATAACAATAAAAATAGAAAATAATACTAACTTCCAGAGAGCTGGATTGGACCTTATTTTGCCAAAGACAATTTCTATTAAGGAGGCTTTGTGTGGCTTCACATTTGAATTAAAATACATTACTGGAAAGACATATACGATAAACAATAACGCTGGAAATATTATTCCAAATGGCTATAAAAAGGTGATACCAAATATGGGATTTACTCGCGATGAACATGTAGGCAACCTGATTATTGTATTTGACGTGAAGTTTCCTGAGAAGCTGTCGGATGAGGCGTTGAATGCGTTAAAAAATATTGAATTTTAGAATGAAATAATAATATAATTTAACAAAAAACAACTTAAAGACAAAATACTATAATTATTTGAGGAGTATAATATACGAATCGCAATATAAAGCCTTTTTTGCATAGTGGTAGTGCATCACACTTGTAATGTGAAGGTCCTGGGTTCGAACCCCAGAAAAGGCTCATTATACATTTTATCTTTCTTGAATAAAAAGAAATATAAAATACTTATTAAAAATAATTTATTAAATTTTAAAAAAAGAAATATATAGCAATATAGTATAATACAATGGGCTTCATTAGACTCAATTCTCGCGTCGCTACAAATTCGTTTGGCACACAAAATAACAGAGGTTATGCGCCATTTTACTTCGAGCAAAAAGGCAACTCATTTTACAATTTAAGCAAGCCTCAATACTCGCATCAGACCTATTACCAGTTGGCTTACAATGGCGCTGGTGCTGGTGGACGTGGTGAGCGTTGGTTAAGAGCCAATAATGTGCCTGCAACACATTTTATTCCTCCAAATACAAGTGTATAATAAATATTTTAGATATGAATGTGTGACAATAAAACATCTACTCTTTTTCTTCTTTTTTCTTTTATTTCTTCTAATTTATTTTCCAAATTAGCAGAAACTTCTACTACATTTGGAAACATACCTAGAAATGGTATTCTGTAGCCATAGTAGCTTACAGCAATAACTTCTTGTCCTTTACCTTCTTTCAGAATATTAGTCCAATCCTCAATCGCATCCCATTTCCAATACCAAAAACTATTATTGACATTGAAATGCCGTCCATTGGTGTCAACAATCATAAAATTTGTGAAACCATTTGAAACATATTTGTATTTCTTGGCAACACAAATTTCTTCTGTTTTGTTAGTTGCTAAAGCAAATGAACCATGACAATAAGTTGTAACAATTGTTGTTCCTAGAAGTGTAAATATATTTGGTTTAGCTTCTCTTGCTAGAGCCTTGACAAATGGAAATAATCTGTAAAAGAAGTGTCTAGACATTATAGGATATTTTGGTATTTGTTAGTATATAATACTCTTAAGTGTTTATATTTGTTCAATAATAATTCATTCTATAAATGATGTATTATTATTCAATTTTTATATTTATTTATTAATTTATTTATTAATTTATTGTTTATTTTCTTAATAAGTGAAATTCGAGTTATAAGTTGTGAATTGAGATGGTCTGATTTGATTTTGACCTAATTCAACAAAGAATTTACCACAAAACTTGCCGGTGGCACATGAAGTCGCAAGGCGCATTTTAGCGCGTCTAGACGCAACAGAAGAAGCGCCAACACCGGAACCAGGAGTATACTTGTTCCACAAATCAGTAGGCTGATTACAAGTAATATTGCCACCGGGAGTCATTTTTGTGCTACGGCGCCCACCAACGCCTAAATTGCGCTTATAAAGAAACCCGGGAAATGAAGAGCCACCAAACCAAAATTGTCCGTATGATCCAGAACCTGAACCAAAAGAAGAATTAGACATTGTTATTATTATAGATAGCGAATATTATTATTTTTATTTTGTATTTTGTATTTTGTATTTTGTATTTTGTATTTTGTATTTTATAATATACTTTTTTACATTTCAAACGCCGATTTTATAACATTGACAATATAATTATTTATATGTAATATTATTTAGGAATAACTCTTTTGGGTATTTTTAGTTAAAACAATATAGAAATAAAATATTTATATACTATATAACTAAAATGGGTAAATATAGTTGCGAAAAATGTGCTAAATCCTTTTCTCAAAAATCACACTATGACAAACACCTTAGTCGTAAAAATCCGTGTGAAATACAAACTGACAAAATAAAGGCATTAATAGACAAAGCAGTTGACGAAAAAATGATTGAATTTAATAAAAAATTGATTTTAAATAATACTGAAAGCAATATTACAAACAATACGCTAAAAATGGAATTATCTAAAAATGAACTTTTAGTTGAATGTGATAAATTGGGAATAACTAAATGTAAGTCAAAATGTAAAGATGAACTATTAAAATTGATTAACGCAAAAAATGATACTCATATAAATAATTCATCAAATGTTTTGGTTAAGATTAAGGATACCGATATATCATCATTTATTCACACCACTAATATATCACCACTTAGATATCCAGGTGGAAAAACAAGAGCGTGTAAAATTATTGATGATGTTATTTTACAGCATTTTGATATAACTTGCTTTGAAACAATTATTTCTCCTTTCTTTGGAGGAGGTTCATTTGAATTTTATTTACAGAATAAATATGGTTTAAAGTTAATAGTAAATGACAAATTTACACCATTATATAATTTTTGGAGACAAGTTAAATTAAATAAAACTATACTATGTGAAGAGTTAAGAAAAATCAAGTCAGTTTCAAAAGAACAATTTATGGCTTATAGAAATACAATTATGGATTTAAAAGATAACATATTACATCAATCAATTCAATATTTTATTATAAATAGATGTTCATTTAGTGGTTCAACTTTGTCAGGAGGATTTTCAGAAGAAGCCAGTAGTAAAAGATTTACTCCATCATCAATAAATAAAATAGAAGCACTTGATTTTACGAATATTGAAATATACAATAATGATTTTTATGATTTTATAAATAATTTAACTAACGATAAAACATTAATATTTTTAGACCCTCCATATTATTTAGAAAGTAAATCAAAGCTATATGGAAATAATGGAGATATGCACGAAGGGTTTAATCATAAATTATTATTTGATTTGTTAAATACAAAAAAAAACTGGATTGTTACATATAACAATTGTCAGCATATTAGAGATATGTATAAAGATTATATAATCATAGATGTAAATTGGAGTTATGGAATGAACACTACTAAAGCATCATCTGAAATTATTATTATTTCCAAATAATTTAATCATCATAACTCAAATTTAATGGTAGTTTCATATGATTATCTAAACTATACTCACTATTTATTAAATTTTTAATATTTTTGGGTTGACAAGCAATCGTAACAGATAATTTACAAAACCCTTTTTTATTTTTTTTTTCGTGTATTTTAGTTCTTACTCTCAATCTCTGTTCGCATATAAATGATGGAACTTTAAAATCACATATATCATTTCCTAAATGATATAGACCTTTTTCAGATATTTGTATATACGAACAATCCTTTTCACTATATAGCTTCATTATAGTATCATTTGGACAATCAATATAACTATCGTTGTAATCTGTTGTTTCTTTTTTTGTCTTTACCCATTCTTCGTGCGTTATATCTTTCAACATAAAAGGGGGTATATTTCCATTAAATAATGTAATTTTTGAAATGAGTTCTTCAAACACTTTTTTTGAAGCTTCTGGTATTTTATTTTTTGTACATCCTATCCATTTGTTATTTATACTATCATATTTTAAAGAACACTGCATCCAATCTGGCGTTTTAAATTTTTTTATTTCAATTGATATATCTCTTTCTGATAACATATTACATTCTATGTCGTTTTTAGAACTACAACCACCTAACTCATGTTCATTTTGTGTATTAAAATTATTTCCATTTAATTTACTATTTTTAACTATATTATAAACTTGTAATTCATATTTTTTTCCGCTAACAGAACATCCAGAACCTTTTTCGGTCATTTATTGTAATAATATGATATACTTATATTTCAAGTTTTCAAATCAATTTTTTATAAAATAATAAACCATTATTATAATGACTACTCGTAAAAGTAATGATTATAAAATTACCGCCGTAAATTATAAAAATATTTTCAAAGGTGCTTATGAAAGACCAGAAAAATATGTAGCAAAAAATAAAACAAGAAAAGTTAATAAAAACTATTTATAAAATTGGCGTTTGAAATGTAAAAAGGTGTAAAAAATATATTATATTCATTAACAGAACCTTTTATAAGCAGAACTTTTTGGCTCCACCTTTTTCGCTTCGCTTATAAAAGGTGGAAATTAGGATATCTTTCTCGTAGGAATCTCACTAGACACGATATAAATGGAATTCTCAGTAATAATAATGTACTCAGTCACCGACTTGTAAAACTTAGCAATAGGACTGGTATACTCCTCAGCCGACTTGACAAGCAACTTCTCACCTGACTCGCGCACTCCAACAAGTGCCTTCTTATCAAGCGACGCCGTCCAGTAATCTAACATAATAGGCTTGTCCTCAACAATGGCCAACTTGGACGCATGTTGTAAAGTTACGTCAGAAGGTAGACGGTAATTGGACGCAGCAGCACCAGATGTAGCAGCACTTGTGACAGCATTTGAGGCAGCAGTAGTAGTGGCAACACTAGACGAGGTATTAGAAGCATTATTAGCTGATTTATCAGACATTTATATAGTTTTTAATTTAAAGTCTTTAAATACTTATTTACAATATTTATTATTTGAAACTAAAACAATAAACAATAAACAATAAACAATAAACAATAAACAATAAAAATAAATTATAATTTTATTAAAATGAAAGGCAATAAAAACCAAAATCAGAATCCGAACCAAAATCAAAACCATTTAGTAACAGAGAACCCAAAATATGCCATTAACAATGTAGACAATTATTATAAAAATATCAACTATTCATACCACGATATACTAACAAAATTTGTTAGTTCATTGACAGAATATTTGAAATTAATCTCGGAAAAAATACATATCAAGAAAACAGACTGTTATAAGTTTATTATTGAGCGCGGTGTCAACACAATATCTCATGTATTTTCTATTATATTGTATTATACTAAAAACCTAGATTTGGCATTCTATCACAGCCAAAAAGCCTACTATTTTTATATTGAATTTATCGAGCAAATTTCCGACGATAATGTTACATTTTTACAATTAAGTTCCAAAGATGCCACAACCTTTGTTTATAAAAAGACAATATATGAAATCAACAATGAATATAAGAAAATAGCAAGTGAACTAACAAATGACGACAAAAGTATTCTAAAATATGTAGACACATATATGTATATTTATAAAACGCTAATTCATACTTTTCTTAACATCCCAGAAAATATTAATATTAATACAAGTAATACAAGTAAAAACAAATCTATTGACATGTTTTGTAGCAAGCTACTAATAATTCACAATTTAGATGCCAATAAAAGCAAAATAAAGCAGTGTTATTTGGATTGTATTTATTTATTTACTAATTTATTAGCATATAAACAAAATATGGCTACTGATTTGAATTCATCATTTACACTATTAGAAGACATTTTTAAACATTTTATATTATTATCAGTATCAAGAAAAAAACAAATAGATGACAAAATAATAAAAAAAAATATACACTTGTATTTCCAAGAAGAGATTGAGTTTGAGCAGATTTTCACTATTATTACGCCGTTTGTAAAACTGTAATCTGCTTCTTACGTATCTTTTTCTGCTTATTTTTAGTAATATTATGGCTTTCAATATCAATCAACCCTTGATATATTTCATTAAATTCTGCTTTGAAGAGCGTCTTTAAAAACTCATAAATTTCAAATAATACATTCTCTTCACACATTCCTACAATAAGGACGCTGCCTGTTCTAAATATCATAAACGATACTTCAGTTATATTTTTATATTTGTCCTTGTTTTCGCTGTTTATTTGGATACCCGTCTGGATTCCAATATCATTATTATAATAGAATTTGCTCTGAATCCCCGGATATGAACATGGGTCATAAATAGCATGAATGTTATACTTGTATTTTAAAATATCATATAGTCGCTCTCTGTCAATGTAAAACCCGCAATTGAAGTTCGAATTAATTAGCACAGTGTCGCTAGTCTTTTTATAACTAAGTTCTTTCTCAGTATATGGTTGTAATATTTCAACAATGTTCTTCAAAACCAGCTCGAACATGTCGTCATTTTGGACACCGGGTATTTCCATTTTGCCAGTATTAAATACTTTTATATGGAACTCTCGAAATAGTCCATCAACCTTGAGACGAATAATCATCACAAAACAATTATAAAATGCTTGCTTCTTTTTAGACCTGTAACTCATAATGTCTTTCTTGGAAATGCCAATAGTGATTTTACGAATATCCTTGAATTTGACACGGCCATTTGGGTTGTCAATATGCGACATAATATGCTCCTCATAATATAACTCTTTTTGTATACGCTCTTGAATATCATTTAATTCTTCGGGTGTTTTTGAATTGAATTTTATCTGTTTCTTAATCACGCCATTTGTAGCAGTCGCATAAGGTATTACTGGTATGTCCCAGAATATCTTCAAGTCAATTGCGTCGGTTAAGTAAGCAATCTTGGATTTGGTTGATATATAAATTTCAGACGGCTCAGGTATTTGTATATCTGTAGTTGATTCTAATTCTTTGGTCTTCAAGCCATTTATTATACTATTTTTTGTTGTATCCTTTGTTGTATCATTCTTTGTATCATTCTTTGTATCATCATTTGTTGTAATATTGCTCTTTTTTGTATCCTTTGTTGTAATATCATTCTTTGTATCATTCTTTATATCATATTTAGCCAACATATCATAATTTATATTACATTCTACGTCGTCCGAATCGTCGTCACAAGCCCCAGTTATAAAACTAGACCATTCATCGTCTACATCAACATTCACCTTTGTATTCGCCTTTGTATTCGTTTTCGCTTTTATATTATTATTTGTTTTTGAACTTAAAGACATTTCTATGTGTTATTATTCTTTCTACCTTTGTCTTTAAATTGTTTACAAATATATTTAATTCAATTCTTTTATATTAATTTATTTTATATTATATTATTTTCGTAATACAATATAATATAATGTTGAGCAAAAAGTTAAGCGTCATCCATGAAAGGGATAATTTAGAACAAATTTCGCAAATTTCTCCTACTTCTTTGAAACAGATTAAAGAATTTAGATACAGTTTGAAACAAAATGTATTTGACCCTACAAAGAGTTCGCCGCCAAATGACTTCATGTTGAAGCTTAAATTAAGAATGTCTATTTATGACAATAAGTCTTACAATAATGTCGACAATTTTGACAGCGAATAATTTATAATATGACCGCTTTTACTATCTTCGAAATGCATTATGTTTTCCACAAAATTAAGGAACATCGGAGAAACATGCTCTTCTTTATGTCGAATAATATAATTTAGAAAATCCTTTATTATATTCTTTTTATCAATATTGTATTTTGAACTTGTATTATTTATAAATGCTATAATTGAGTTCATACTGCTACTGCGTAATGCTATTTTACTATACAATTCAGCCCACACTGTCTCGTCTATTATATTGAATTCATCATCTGTAATGTGCTGGTTTGACTGCATAAAATTAATCATGCTTCTTATATCGGACTTGTATAGTCTTTGAATAAGTCTTAGCGATTTGTCCGTCATATTTAGATTTTCTGATACAGATATATTCTTCAAAAACGAAATAATATCCTGCTCAGGTAGCTGATTGAAACGCAAGCGTAAGAATTCGTTCTGGAGACCTTCATCAATGCGACTAATATAGTTACAGATTAGACAGAAACGGACGCCATTTGTGTAATTTTGTAGCAAATATCGCAGCGCTTGTTGCGCATTCTTGGTCATATAATCGACCTCATCTAATATGACAAATTTAGTGCCCTGATTAAAGAGCGACTTAGAATTCACAAATTGGTTTATTTGGTTCCTGATAATGTCAATACCACGCTCATCAGATGCGTTCAAATGTATCATTAGCCCCTTGTTCTTCTCACCTAGAACCTCCTGATATGAATTTACAAGATTAATAATAGTCGTTGTTTTGCCGGTGCCGGGTGGTCCAAAAAATAGCAAATTGGGGAAATATGATGTTTTGATAATATTTGTTAGTATCTTCTTATTTAAAGGGTCTAAAACAATGTCATCAAACTTTGTTGGTCTGAAACGTTCTACCCATGGAGTTCCTGTCATTTACTTGTTATTTAATAATAAGTAAATAGTATTTAATTCCTTTTTTATAAATCTTCATTTTTAATTATCCATTCAGTCACTATTTTGTAATTTTCAGGCTCCACCTGTTCCTTGATAATAATATTTGTATTGTCTCTTGAAAAAAATCCACTCGCTAACATCGTAAATCCTTGTATATCAGTTGAAACTGATTTACCTAATTTTATATGATATTCACCTTTATATATATTAATCATTGTAATGTGTCTTGTATTTATTAAATCATGTGATAGCCGGAGAAATTTAGACATTTTCTTGTATTTATAATAGAGGTTGTTTTGTTAGTTCTAAGTACTTTTTACAATGTTTTTATTATACATTTTATTAATAAAAGGTATAAACAAAATTGGTTAGAAAATCCATTTAGAAATATTTTTATACATTATACCAGAAACAACAATGACTGAAACTTTGTGTAAAAATGCGTATTTAGAGTTAATTATTGGTCCCATGTTTTCCGGTAAGACTAGTAGGCTAGTAGACATTTACAAACAGTGTAAGTTTTGTAATATTCCTGTTGCCGTTATAAACCATTGTATTGATGACCGTTATCACGAAACATTGCTTTCAACACACGATAAAATTATGATACCTTGTATTAAAACTGATACTTTAACAAATGTTCTAACCAATATTCAGGAGGCGCAAGTGATTATTATTAATGAGGGGCAGTTTTTCAGTGATTTGTATGAAGTAGTGATAGAAATGATTAGAATGGGTAAGAAAATTTATGTTGGCGGTCTAGATGGCGACTTTGAACGCAAGAAATTCGGTCAAATTTTAGACCTGATACCGCTGTCAGACAAAGTCACTAAACTAACATCATTGTGCAGCATTTGTAAAGATGGGACACCGGGGATATTTTCAAAACGAATCACGACGGAAACTGAACAGACAGTGGTGGGGTCAGATAACTATATACCGGTTTGTAGAAGTTGCTTCTAATAAAAAGATTCTAATAAAATGAATATATTAAAATGATTTAAATTGAATGATACATTTAATGTATAATAAGTAAATATGCCAAGAAAGTCTTCTATTATTGATTCCAAAAATACTGAAGAGAAGCTCAAGAAACCGCGCCTTTCTAAAAAAGATAAGACTGTAACTATTGCTACTACAGATGCTGCTATTAGTACTACAGAGACGCTAGTTGCTAGTCTTGCGGCTACGCCAGCTACTACGCCAGCTACTACGCTAGTTGCTAGTCCAGAGACGATTAGTAGTCCAGTCACTAACATTGTAAAACCTAAGCGAGGTCGAAAGTCTAAGTCTGAATTAATGGCATTATTGAACAATACAAATACAAATACAAATACAAATACAAATATGTTACAATTACATGTTGATGAAAGCTCTAGTGCTATTAGCAGTAGCAGTAGCAGTAGTAATGAAATTGTTTCAGAAGTATCTGACATTAAAAATGAAATTATACAACAAACAAGTGTAACTGAAAGTGTAGAAGCAGAAGTAGAAGAAGACATTGATTTAGACGCTGTTGTAGACGATAATAAAAAGGTTATAAAGAAGCGTGGTCGCAAACCCAAGGGTGGCAAGATTATTCAAAATATTGTTATAAATGAAACACAAAAGGTAGATAAGCCAAATGTGATTCTCCATCTAAAATGCTCATTAAAGGACCTACAATCATCATCATCATGTTTAATTGAATCATATAACTTCAATTCGAATGAGCTTGGTTATGATATTATAACTAAAAATGATAATGTAAAAGCACCCAAGGTTATAAAAGATACAACTATGTCTATAACTACAACTACATCTGGGACAGGAGCAAGTTCTCTAATAAATGATATTAAGGGATTTAATATTGTAGCAAATACAAATACAAATTCATCTTTAGTCAAAGATAGAGATTTAGACTTGTCTAGAAATAATTACAGTAAATACAGCAATTATGATAATGAAGATGATGACTATGACGACGATGAAGATGATGACGACTATTCAGATAATAATAAAAATAATAATAATAAAAATAGAGGCACTAGTAAGACCATTTGGCGCAAGTTGAAGCAACTAGAGCACAATTTACATATTAATAATGTTAATAATAAGAAGTCAGCATGCTTCTGGTGTACTTGCGATTTTGATAATCCCCCGATTTACGTTCCCAAGCATTTCATTAACGGCACATACCATGTATACGGTTGCTTTTGTAGTCCGGAGTGTGGCGTGGCGCATCTAATGAATGAGCCCATCGACAGCTCGGCAAAGTTTGAGCGTTACCACTTGTTGAATCATATTTATTCAAAAATTTACGATTACAAGAAGAACATTAAGCCGGCGCCGAATCCGTATTATATGTTGGAAAAGTTTTATGGCAATTTGTCTATTCAGGAATATAGAGCATTATTAAGGAATGAGCGTCTGTTTTTGATTGTAGACAAGCCGTTGACGCGAATTTTGCCGGAACTACATGAAGACAATGATGAGTTCATATTGAATAACAAGATAATAGCAAGTAATAATTACCAATTGAAGTCACGGATGCAAAAGAAAAAGCCGAGTAAGGGATTAATTATGAATGAAAAGTTTGGTTTGGCTGTGTAAATAATTGTTAAATATATGTTTTTCTATTTAGATAAATATATATTTATATATTAATAAAGAAGTAATGAGTGGGGAAGCTAATTTATTTTCAATACTTAATAAATATTTAAAACAGGTATCATCTAATACTAATATTGAAAATTCAGAAGGAAATAGTGGTGATGATTTAAAATGGGAATGGAAGTCTGAAGAAGAAATAGAACCTGAAAATAACGCAGCGTTGAATTCAAAACCACAATTATATGAATTTATAAACATTTTTGTTGGTACCTTAGTAAAAAATACAAAAGACACTCGTAAACAATATAGAATACAATTGGAGAATAACAGTATGAACACAAGTAGTTCCGTATTTGACACAAGTGGATCCGGTGGCGGAGGAGGAGCCGGATTTGGAGCTGGAGTTATGGACACAAGTGGAGTCGGAGTTGGAACACGTGAAGCCGGATTTGGAGCTGGAGTTATAGACACAAGTGGAGTCGGAGTTGGAATACCTGGATCCAGAATCATATTCAAAGCCAAAGTCCCAATTGGAGTTGTAAAGACATCAAGTGGACCCGGTGGCGGAGGCGGTGGCGAAGGCGAAGGCGAAGGCGGTGGCGGTTTTGACACAAGTGCCGGAGTTGGAACAAGTGGATACAAAAAAAAAAAAATAAAACTAGATTCACCTGTTGTTAGCAGTAGTAGTAGTCAGGGTGAAGACTATATAGATATCTTTAATAGTGAATATGAATTAGAACAACAACAACAACAATTAGAACAACAACAATTAGAACAACAACAATTAGAACAACTACAAGATTATATACAATCTATGATAGATGGATTTAAACTAGTCTCTATAGAAAGTAATAGTGAATATTTAAAAATACTAGGTTATGAAATGTTAATAACAGGTGTTGGAACACAATATATGTATTATTGTAATCAAATAGAAGAAATAAACGCGTTATGTAGGGAATTAGAAATAAAAGAAATTGACTCATATATACAGAATCCGGAAGGTCAGTACAATGATTTTTTGGAAAGCATTAATATTTTAAAAGCTTTATTAGAAATAAACGGAAAATTACAGTTACTTAATGTAGGTATAAGTGATATTACCAAGGGGGCAGATAACACCCAAAGTTTATTTGAAGTAATACAAAAAATTAAAGAAACATTTAAGGGAGACCAAAATACATATAAAGAATTTACTAGAGAAGACATCATTAACATGTCAAAACCAGACACAAACTTAGATGATTACTCAAATGTAGAACTAGATGATGCTTTAATTGCGTTAAATGAAACTGTTCATAAATTTCCTGTCGTAGAAGATGACAATGTACTTGGTAAAAAAGGAATTTATCATTCACCAGCTTACATTATGAAGTCACCAGTTTCCATTACGGATTTAGATAGTGTTTCAGATAATTTAAAGAAAGGAAATGGTGGAGGTGGAGGTGGAGGTGGAGGTGGTGATAATATGATTGGTGGTAGTAAACCAATGAAAGGTGGAGCAAAATTACCTGCGTGTGATGGTGGTATTGTATTGACAATTAATGAAGACAACCAACCAGAAGACGCTGTATCAACAGTAATTAATGACTCTCTACTAATAGCACAAAGCACAGCATCCACAGTAAAAAGAATAGATGAAATTGGACACGATTTTTTAGTAAAATTTAAATCAGAACTTGTAGATTCTATAATTTCATCATCATATAAACCAGTATTACAATATTATACAAATAAATTATCTGATAAATTATCTAGAGAAGGTAATACAGAAGATAATAGAGAAGCAAAAAATATATTAGATTTTATAAAATTAGCTAATTCAAACACAGTTATTAAAGACCATGAATGGAACTATTATGTATCCGGTTTAAAATGGATAGATGAAACATGTGGCAGACTAGACGATATTAGTATTTTTATGACAGGCAAAATAGATATGTATCCATTTTTACAAGATAATAGTATACCTAAATGGCAGTTTGGTTCTACAGCAGTTGGAGGTGGAGGAGCCCCAGATGATGATGATAATAGTAGTTATATTTATTATAGTATAACAGAAGGTAGATTTATGACTATAGGTGATGGCATATTTCCGTATGTTTTAGTTGTATGTGAAGATAATTCAGTATCAATAAGTAAACTAGCTCCATTATTAAATGATATAAATAATAATACTTATGTTAATTATACAGCAAATTCTAACACATATACTGTTTCAACTCAAGGAGTTGATATATTAAACAAATCATGTGTCAAACTTAAAACAGGACCTAATTTATGTGACCCATCAACTACTGGTCCTGTAGCAAAAACTGATTTTCAAGCAATAAAGAATACACTAGGCGAAATTCAGTTTTTTCAAAAGGGTATAAGATATCCTCATACACAAGAATTTACTTTATTGGATATTACTGAAAAACAAAAATTTAAAAATTTACTAGACCAAATACAAAGAGAACAAGATATTAATAATCCTCAGTCAGTTGTTGCCAGAACTTTTTTTATAGATTCAATTAACAAATTTATGGCTATGTTTGGAGTAGCATCTGGATTTGTAAGTATTGTTGATGCTAATATGTTTTGGGATAATGGTGATTTTGCAATGGGTGGAGGTGGAGGTGGAGGTAATGAAAATAGAAACATCAATTTTATAGAAGAAACAGTTCAAGGTATAATAAAATACAAAGGTATTCGATTCTATTTACAAAAACCAGGAGTAGCCCCAGGAGTAGCACCAGGAGATGGAACACCAATAGAAATTTGGGTTGGCGATACTACTATTAATAACATATCGGATTTTATATTATATTTTAAAGATATTGGCGGAATACCGCATAATAGATTTCCGGATTTACCTGGAGTTGTTTTAAACACTACATGGTCATCATGGCGTAGATTGTATAAGTTTGCTAGTGAAATATATGACAGAATACCACCCGAAACATTAACTGGATTTAAACGACTAATGGGTAATATATCATGGGCTGTTTTTAAATCAAGAATGTTGGAACAAATAATTATTTCATTAAAATCATTTGGTGACGCTTCACAAGTAGATTTTATTAAAAAATTATCTAGATATTTAAAAACAAAATATGGTCTATCAATATATATATCATCTTCTGATAAAAATGTGGCAGGAGAATCATTTTTAACAGATACACCTGCGTGGATTGTTGGATTAGGAACAAGACCACATGAAAGTTTTTATAAAGCAAAACAATACATATTTAGTATTGATAAATTTAAAGAGGATATAAAAGATGGACTATATGGCGAGAATCTTAGTGTATCAGCGGTAGCACGCATAAAACCTGACCCCAACACACCTGTAAAACCTGTAAATTATAATACAATGAAAGCAATTACTACGAATAGTAGTTTGGCTACGCCTGAAATGATTCAAGCTGACATACAAACATATGCTAGAGAACTATTATCATACCCGGTTCATACTGATTCATCATCATCATCATCATCATCATCATCATCATCATCATCATCATCATCATCTATAGTTGTTGAACCTTCAATACATACTCCAAAACTTGGTGAACCATGGACAGTTACAGTAGGTTCATTACAAGATGCTGATGTTTTATCAACCATAGCCAAAGGACAAATAGCAACCTTGTTAGAGCCATTTGCCAATCTAGGAGGAGGAGGAGGTGGTGCTCCTGTTCTAGATAAGAAAAAATTATCCGAACTGAAGTGTTTTTTAAAGAAACTATGCGACACATTAGCATTCACAAAAAAAGAATATAGACAAACTTTCACAACTAAATTACAAATTATTAGTAATTTTATAGAATTAAAGTTATCAGGAGTTTTAACTGATATTACAAAGAAATATGATATAGGAACAAAAGAGATTGCTATAGGCAAAATAGTCTCTGAAGCTAGTTCATATACTAATCCAATTATATCTAATAGCACGATTGAATTTGCTAGAAAATATCTATATGAAGGAGCCCAAGAAGATTTCCAATCATATTTTGCAGAATTTCAACATGTTATGGATTCAGGTGTTGACAGTATGGAACATGTTATTTGTACTTTTAGTAATGTGCCACCCCCACCTCCACCAACTCGTGTAAGACTATTAAGACAAAGTGTTGCAACTGGCCGCGAGAAAGCAGTAGAAAACGCATTTGAAATGGCATTAGCTGATACATCAAACTCAAAAGCAGAAGATGTTATTAATGCGAAAATAATAGATACAAAGGCTAAATTAGATATATTGATAGAAGAAGAAACTGATAGAATAAATAGTGGTAAAAAAATGCCAAAAAAACTGCTAGAAGATATTCAAAAGAAAAAAGCAAATTTAGACCAGTTTACTATAGAATTGGACAGAATAGTTAAAAATAAAATAGCTGAAGTTAAGGCTAAAATAGCATCTCAAGCACCAACAGACCCAACAGAATTACGTGGACAAATTTTACAAGAACTAAATAGAATAAAGGAACAATTTGGACAAGCAAGTTCAAGTGCTAGTTCAAGTGCTAGTTCTAGTGCTAGTGATATGAATGTTTCAGATACGACAAATTCCAAAATTAATTCAGAAGTAAAAAACAAAATAGCCAAAATTATTAAAGAAGTAGAAGACGTGCCAACAGTTATGGACACTGAAACCAATGTTAGCGAAGTATCAACAGTTATAGACACTGGAGCCAATGTTAGTCAAGACATTAATGGCCTTGCCAAGCAGTATTTAGACGAAGATAAAAAAATAACAATTAATATTGAAACTCAAATAACAAGCAAAGTTAGCGTTTTAAAAGGCATAAAAGATATGCTAGACATGGTTCCAATTAGAACAAGTACCCGCCTAAGTAGCAGTAGCAGTAGCAGTAGCAGTAGTGCTCGCAGTAGCGGTGGAAATTCTAATTCAAAAAGTAAATCAATAAAAAAATCAATAAAAAAATATAGAAAACATTATGTAACAAAAAGAAAGAATTTGAAGCAATATAGAAAAAGAACTAAATATAATCAACGCAAATATCGCTCTAAACGGTCAAAAAGAAATAACTAATATATATAAAATTATAAAAACATACTAACAAATTATAAAATAATTCAACCAATTATCTTATAATTTCTAACACTTACTTCCCATTCTTATTTTTCTCATTTTCTTCCGACTCAGATAAATTTGTAACAACTTGCTCAATATTTACCGGATTTTTCTCCCTATATTCTCTCATCGAACTGTCTAATGTATGCCGAATTTGCTTATAAATTTCCTGATTAATTGACTTAATCTTTGTAATATCCTTCTTTTCAGGAATACCCATGTAATCTTTTAAGACCCGCATCAAGTCATAATTAAATTCTTGTAGCTTAGTTTTCGCAATTTCTTCAGTATAATTTGTTTGCGCTAAAACTTTGTTTACTAAAATACTTATTTCATCATTACTAATAAAACTAATATCATTCGTTGCCTTATTATTCGTTGCTTTATTATTCGTTCCCTTAAACATTTATATAAACTACATTAAATATTTTTTAAACCATATTAAACGAATAGTGATATAGTATATTATATTAATAAAATGTCCCACTTATCACAAAATTTAGAAAAATTAATTCAAATGATTAGCATTGAGCAACTCATTGGAATGTTGAAACAGAATACTAATATAAATAGCAATATAAATAGTAATATAAATAGTAATAATTCAGATATTCTATCATTACCACTTGTTCAAAAAGTGGTACAAGCTTATGAAGAAGAAATTAAGGGTCTTACAACTAGCACTAATATTCCTGAAGTAAAAGACTATAGTAATGATATTGCTAAAATTCATGAAGAATTGGCTACAATTAATAGTAACTTATTGAGCTTGACAGAAGCAATTAAAAATATTAATATTAACATTAATACTGTTTCTAATGTGAGTCCTAGTCCAAATATAAGGGACGATATAAGGCACAATATAAAAGAAGAAGAACATATTCGACTAAAGATTGAAGAACATGTAATTAGTGAATTAGTAGTAGAATCTGATTCAGAGGAGGAGGAGGAAGAATATGATATTACTGCCGATGATTCTTCCGCTTCTGACGATTTGCTTACTACTGAAGAAGCTGTAAGTGAATCAAAAATAAGTGATGTAAAGGTTACAATTGAGTCAATAAGTAAAACGGTAGTAAGCGAAGCGGAATCAGAAGTGGATGAAGAAGAAGAAGTGGAATCAGAGGAAGAAGAAGTGGATGAACCTCACGTCTACAGAAAAAGGAGAATTAGTGAAGCAGAAGAAGTAGTAGTAAGTGAAACGGAGGAATTAGAAGCAGATGAATCTGAGGTAGAAGAAGAAGTAGTAGTAAGTGAAACGGATGAATCTGAGGTAGAAGAAGAAGCAGATGAATCTGAGGTAGAAATTTCAGACGAGGAATTAGAAGCGGAAGATGAAGTAGTAAGCGAAGTCACTGAAATCAAAGCTGTAGAAGAGGAGGATGAAGAAGTCTTCGAAATTGAAATCGACGATGTGACCTATTATGCCACCAGTGAAGAGAATGGTATTCTATATGCCGTCGAGGATGACGGCGAAGTTGGCAAGCAAGTTGGTGTCATCAAGGATGGAGAACCAATTTTCTCTTAAACCTTTAATTCTGAATTAAAATATAACAATAATATAAGTAAGTAAAATATGCTAGATTCTATTTGTCCCCCTGCGCTCATTTATTTAGCATTCTCATTAACACAAATTATTATAGACACGTTCAAAGGGTTGTATAATACCGCGTTTTTCAAATTCATTGTGATGGTTACTATTACATTTTTGCTAAACGCATTGTGTCAAGGTGGTATGTCAATAATATCGTGGATAATTGTATTTATACCGTTTATGTTTATGACGGTAATAGTTACAATACTTTTATATGTATTTGGACTAGATGCGGCAACAGGAACATTAAACTTCCAATGCTCTAATCCTAGTACTAGCACTAACACTTGTACTAGCACAAATCCAAATTCAAATCTAATTTATAGTAGCACAAATACAAGTACAAGTAATACTAATACTGCCTCTAGTAGTACACCTATAAGCGCTACATTTAGCACCACTGTTAGCTCAGACCCTCAATTCCAATAATTTATAATAAAAACAATTTAAACGTTTATTATAAATTATACCATTACAATATTATAATGTTTTATACATGCGTATTTACTGTTATTGCTTTAATATATAGCATAAATTTATATAAAAGCCATTATCCCAAGGAGTTTGATATTATTGTAACACAAATTATATCATTTATTCAACAAAATGAAACAATCAAACCTTATTTGCCGTTATTAACAACAATGTGCTATAATGCTATTTATGCTTACAGCTTTTGTCAGGTTACATTAAATAAGACAATAAAATTTATTGAACCCTATTTACAAGAAGGAATAAAAAATATTCATTTAAGGATTTTATATAATAAAAATACAGATACAACAAACCTTTTTACTATTGTAAATGCTAATATATATACTAACTCTGATTCAAATTTAGTTATAATAAAGTCACCAACGCCAAAAAATGACATGATTATTCTAGATAAAGTTCCTGACAACCTTGAAAATATTACATATGAACCCTCTAGGTCACACATTTTGTCATTGTATTTGAAAATGGTTACAAATGATAATGAAACAAATGATAATGAAACAAATGATAATGAAACCAATTATAATATACAATTGTCTTCAGATACAATGAACTTTTATGTAGTTGGTAATATCTTTAATACAAACTTTTTCAAATATTATTTAGAGAATGTGTTGAATGTTAAAATAGATAATGACACCAATAAACCATTTACTTATACATTAGAGCTCATGGACCACAATGTGTCAATGGCATATTTAAATGAGACACAGAGTATTGTTATAAAGAAGTACGGATATGAAATATTAGAAAGTTCTTTGATAAAAGAAAAAATAAAGAGTCAGGAAATAAAAAGTCAGGAAATAAAGAATCAAGAAATAAAGAATGATAACCCAGGATTAGACGCATCCACTATTTGTTACTAATTAAATACAAATAAAAATTACTTAAAAAAATTGATTTAATATAAGTATAATGGTGACTCCGGAAAAAGCAATAACAATGGACCTTGAAACCAGCAACAAATCCAATTCCAATTCTAATATCGACACTAATAATACTACTAGTAAAATGGCATCATTCTTACCCCTCAAAAAGAGATGGAATTTATGGGCACATTTGCCACAAGATAGTGATTGGTCGACAAAGAGTTACAAACAAATATACACATTTACAACTGTAGAAGAAACAATTGCGATTACTGAGAGTCTACCTGACCCATTAATTAAGAATTGTATGCTGTTTATTATGCAAGAAGGGATTATTCCTATGTGGGAAGACCCAAAAAATAGACACGGTGGATGCTTTTCATATAAGGTGTCAAATAAAAATGTTTGTGATGTTTGGAGAGAGCTAACTTATATGTTAGTTGGAGAAAGTGTGAGTAACAATGTGTTGTTTGTTAACGCAGTAACCGGTATTACTATTTCACCCAAGAAGAATTTCTGTATAGTCAAAATCTGGATGACTAGTTGCGACCATCAAAACCCTGGAATAGTTACAACAGATATAAATTGGCTGGTATCGCAAGGCTGTTTGTTTAAGAAGCACAGCCCGGAATTCTAAAAGCGCAGCGATAAAAGCGCAGCGATAAAAGCGCAGCGATAAAAGCAATAGAAGCGACAGATAAAACCTACAGATAATATAAAATATAAAACCCATTTAAAAATTTAGCAATAATTAAAATATAATACAATGAAGTATCCTTTTATTATATTTTACCGCAGTAATTCTAACGCAGCATATGACAAGTTTTTTTTTGATAACAATGCGAAACTAAATTGTACTGTCCAAATAACTAACAAACTTGTCAATATAAATAAAATATACAGCGCCAATTATCATCTATTAATAACATTGGATGATGATGTTAATACCAATATTTATATTGAAGCTTTACATGACAAAAAGTTACTCAAACTAACAAAAACTGATTTTCTAGATGTCGCATTTTTCAATTCTATTGTAAATAAGAAATACATTTTAAATTGCTCCTTAGACAGGTGCTATTTGAGACCAGTTTTTTCTCTCTTCACAACATCATTCAACTCTTACGACAAAATCATTCGCGCATATAATAGCATTAAACGGCAGACACTTATGAATTGGGAATGGATTATTCTGGATGATTCACCTGATGACGACCATTTCCAGTTTTTAAGAGAGAATCTGTCACGTGATTGTCGCATTCGGTTATATCGTCGTAGCGAAAATAGTGGCAGCATCGGTAACGTAAAGAACGAAGCAGTGGCTCTGTGTCGCGGCAAATATGTTCTAGAGATGGACCATGATGATGAAATATTGCCGACTGTTCTAGAAGACGCAACAATAGTATTTTCTAAGGACGGAGAAAAAGAAGAAATTGGATTCATATACATGGACTTCATTAACATCTATGAAAACGGTGACAATTTTCGCTATGGTGACAATATTTGTAAAGGATATGGCTCATATTATTGCCAAAAATACAATGACAAATGGGTCTACGTATACAATACACCAAATATTAATAATGTAACTCTTTCGCATCTAGTTTGTTGCCCAAATCATCCGCGAATCTGGCGCCGCGATCTGCTTCTAAAAATTGGCAATTATTGCGAACATTTGCCTATTTGTGACGACTATGAGATTCTTCTTAGGACGGCAATTAACACAAAGATGGCGAAAATTCCGAAACTGGGTTATGTCCAATACATGAACAACTCCAATAACAATTTCTCTTTAATTAGGAACGTAGAAATAAACCGAATTGGACCACAATATATTAGCCCAATTTATTACGAGGAATATAGAATCGCCGATAAGATGGAAACTCTAGACGCATATGAGAAACCCAATACTGAAGATTCAAAAAACAATGTACAAATCTGGTTAAGAGACACTGAAACATATACTCATAAATATTGTAATTTGTTAGTTAATATTGATTTTGAGAAGCAAATTTGTATCATTGGTATAGATAGTCTTATTTTAAACTTGGAATATATACAGACATTGTATAATGACGACTCTTTAAAAAATGACTTCATTTTGTTAGATAATAAATGCCCAATTGAGTATTTGTGGAAGCAATTAGATGGCTACGGCTTCGGGAAAATGAAATGTTATTCTTTAATAGATGTTTCTTCAGATTTGTTAGTTAGTTACTTCAAAACAATGTATTTATCAACTGAACAATATGAAATTATAGACAATGGTTATATTGATAGACCTAAATACAACACGGGGTTTTCACATAGGAGCCAAGCAATTAATTCATTGACAAAACCGGACGCTAAGTATTTGGAAATTGGAGTGGAATATGGTCAGACGTTTTTACAAACGCATTTTAAGGATGAGAATAAGACAGGAGTAGACCCGGACCCAAAATTTGATATTATAGGCAAGGAATTCAAGTTTATAAAGGCAACATCAGATGATTATTTTAAAGACCGTAAGGTCGACAGTTTAGAAGACAATAAGGTCGACAGTCCTAAGACATTTGATAAAACATTCGATGTAATATTTATTGACGGAATGCATCAGTCCGAGTATTTTCTAAGAGACTTCAATAACAGCGTCAAAGTTTTACACCATTTCTCATTCAATATGCCCCTTTCAGGGGCAGAAATGACTGGATTGGAACCGTTACTTTGCGCATCTTTGATGCGAAAAGGTGTAAAAAATAACGGCTCTATATTTATTGACGATATTTTGCCACTAACCTACAATGAACAGCTTAAAATTCCCAGGAAGCACTATTATGAAAATGGAATATTAAAGTATGGCGAAGAATGGACTGGTGATATTTGGAAAGTAGTGTATCATATTTTGAAGAACTATTCACACAATTTATTATTAGAAGAAACAAAATATTTCTACAATCCAAGTTACAGAGGCGTTTTACATCTAAAGTTGAAAGAAGAATTTGAAATACCGGATTATGAATTGACTACAATCAATGGCTACAATTATTTTACTGATTTCCCTAAGTATCTTGAACTGCTATCTTTGACTAATTAACTAACAAAATCTTAATAAAACTACAAAATAAATACAAAATAAATACAAAATAAATACAAAAAACTAGTTAAATATAAAACAGTTTTATATTTAAATGGAATTAGTTATAACAGAAAGGGATGATGAAAAAGCCACAATCTGTTTAAATATGATTGTCAAGGATGAATCTCATATAATAAAAGGCACTCTTGAAATGCTATGTAATAAAATTCAATTTGACTATTGGGTTATTTGCGACACTGGCTCCACAGATGGCACTCAAGATATTATTACCAAGTTTTTCAAAGATAAAAGCATACCAGGTGAATTGTATTCAGATGTATGGCAAGATTTTGCGCATAATAGGACGCTTGCTTTGAACCGAGCATTTGGAAAAACAGATTTGCTCCTTGTATTTGACGCCGACGACGAAATTCATGGCAACATTTGTTTCCCATCAAACAAATCCGACATAAAACACGACGAATATCATCTCAAGTTTGGCAGCCCATTAGGCACCAGTTATACCCGTGTTCTCCTAATCAACAACAATAAACGCTTCCAATATTTATCTGTCCTACACGAATTTATTACCTGTATGGAACCAAATTCTCGCTCTACAGTCGTAGAAGGCGACTATTATGTTGTTTCTGGACGCAGTGGAAACCGAAGTAAGGACCCAAATAAATACTTGAAAGACGCGCTAATTCTGGAAAAAGCACACGCAAAAGCGCTGGCAATAGGTGACCCATTGTATCAACGTTACGCATTTTATTGCGCCAATAGCTACAAAGACTGTGGCAAATTTGAAGACGCAATTAAGTGGTATAAAATTACATTAAAACAGGACAATTGGGCACAAGAAAAATACGTATCATGTCTCTATATTTATGATTGCTATAACGCACTAGGTCAGAAGGAGCATGGATTCTATTATTTAATTGAAGCATTTACATATGATATTGAACGTGTTGAAGCCCTTTATCCCTTGTTAGTTCATTACTGTTGTTCAAACCAAAATAATATTGCTTATAATTATTATTTGGTAGTAAAAAACTTCTATGAGCAAAGATTTTTACATACAAATATGGACCAAAAATTGTTTATTAATGTGGATAAGGGCAACTTTTTTGTGCCATATTATATGATTTTGATTGCGGATTCTAGTAAAAACAAGACACAGGATTTTGAATGTGTTGTAAAGATGTTTGAAATTATATTTGTTAAAAAACAAAAGCATATTGAACAATGGTATATCAAGAATTTGCTATATAATTTACAGTACTTTATACAACATGTAAAACCTGAAAACCGGAATTATTTTATTGGACTAGCCAATGAATATATTTATTTTTTAAAAGACAATGGGCTACAAATAGAAACATATGATTTTCTCAAAGATTACAACAAATTTGGTATCAATACAGATTTTATATTTGAACCTTTAAAAAAGATTACTGAGGTGGATAGAAAGGCTAATTGCGTCTTTTCAAAAGCAGAATGTGAAGCTAGTAGCAATATATTATTTTATGTTGGATTTTCAGATATACATTGGAACTACAGTTATTTGAAAGAAAACGCAATTGGTGGGTCGGAGAAAGCAGTGGCATATTTAACAAAATATCTATCATCTCAGTTCCAAAATTTGTCAGGTAAACAATTTAAGATTTACGTTGTTGGTGATGTAAAACCGGAAGAGCTGCCAGATTTCAATGTAACTTATTTACATCTGTCTCAATTACCAAACCTAATTAGCACGATTTCATTTCATACAGTTGTTTGCTCGCGCTACATTGGGTTCCTAGAAATGTTTAGTAAGTGTTCATTCCATCAGTTTTATATCTGGGCACACGACACCATGTTGCTGCCTTATGGAACCAAATTAAGCGACAATACCATATTGGAAAAATGGTCAAATTACATTGACGGTTGTGTTTGTCAAACAAATTGGCACGCAAATGAATATGAGAAAAAATATCCTTCATTGAAGGGCAAGACTATTATTATTAACAATGGAATTGATACAACTGCGTTTCCTTCATTTCCTTTACAAACTTGTAGAAAACAATCTAACAAGTTTATTTACACATCTCGAACCGAACGTGGACTAATAAGGGTTTTAGAATTGTGGTCGCAAATTTTGTTAGTTATGCCCGATGCTGAACTAGTTATTTCTACTTATACTAAGTTCCCTTTGAATAAAGAAGAAGAAAATATCAAAGCTATTATAGACAAATATGATAGTATAACACATCTTGGGCAACTAAATACGGAACAATTGTATAATGAAATGAGCACATCAGAATATTGGTTATATCCAACATGTTGGGCAGAGACATCTTGTATCACGGCATTAGAAATGTTGATGTCTGGAGTCATTTGCTTGTATTATCCAGTGGCTGGACTAACTGACACAATGGATAAATATGGAATCCAGATACAAAAAGGCAATGAAATAGACACGCTGAAAAGTCTAACTGCTGATAAAAAGGAGGCTCTAAGGAAAGAAGGCAAAGAATATGCTTTAAGTTGTTCGTGGGAAAACCGAGCTAAACTGTGGTCAAGTCTTTTCTTTCAAGAAAATAAGATAGAAACAGAAATAGAAATAGAAACAGAATTAGAATCAAAAGAAAAGCAAACAATGTTATTCTTCTTACCATTTTGGTATAACCAGTTAAATTTACAAGACTATTTTGACAGCTATAAGTCAAAATATAATGTAATATATACACATGATGCGATTAGAGCCTTTGAATTGGTAGATGTAGACAAGGTGATTTTTGTATTTGAAGTGTCAAACGAAGCAGTTTACAACCACTTCTTAAAGCAAAGTATTGAAATAAGCATTTTAAATACAGAGCCAATGAATCTAATACATCGTTATCAAAATATAGAAAAATACCTCAAGAAATATGAAGGTATTAAAATCTATGACTACAGCTTGTCAAACATTCACATTCTAAACTCAAATGGTTTCACTAATACTCACCATTTACCCTATTTAATTTACAAAGAGGAACATGATTTTCTAGTAAATTTGAATCAGAATACAGAACAGATATATGACTTTGGCATTATATCAGCAGAAAATCCAGTAATTGTTGAGCGCCGGCTTGATGTTGTAAACTTTTTAATAAACAATGGCTATACTGTCAAGGTTATCCAAGGTTTCAAAGGATTACGCGATAAGCAAATTGCGCAATGTCGCATATTATTGAATATTCACGGGTCCAATAATGGCGAAGTTTCAAAAATATTTGAGCACATACGATGCGACAGATTGTTGGCTACTGGATACAAAATTTTATCAGAGGATTGCCACCATTTAGACCCAGTGTTTGTAAAAAAAAACTCAAACAATTTAAAAATTATTGATTATAATGAGTTCTTCAAGAATGAAACTTATGTAAAATTAATAATAAGGCAAAAAATAGTTGACTGCTTTATATTTTATAATGAACTAGAAATGCTTACATACAGACTTAATTTGTTATACAATGTAGTAGATTATTTTGTAATCGTAGAAGCACGTCAGACCTTTGTTGGAAACTCGAAACCACTATATTTTGAAGAAAATAAAAACCTGTTTCAAAAGTTTCATAAAAAAATTATCCATATAGTTGTTGATTTGCCATTTACCAAAGATACTATAGATATTTCAAGAGGCGACCAGTGGACTAATGAGAAGTATCAACGAAACTGTATTGCCGAAGGTTTAAAACATATTGACATTGACATTAGTAACAAGCTGGATTTAGATGATGTTATTATTATTGCCGACCTTGATGAAATACCTGACCCAAATACATTGAGTAAAATTAAAACTGGACAAATAAAAATTAAAAATGGTATCAGTAAATTAGAACAAGATTTTTATTACTATAATTTAAATAGCAAACGTGATGAAAAGTGGTATCATTGTAAAGTTTTGACAGTAAATAAATACAAGGAACTTGGATTAACATGTGAAGAAATTCGGTTTTTAAGCTGCGATACAATAGTAAAAGGTGGGTGGCATTTAAGCTATTTTGGCAACACCTCATTTATTAAAAATAAATTGGAGAATTTTGCTCACCAGGAATATAATTCAGAAAAATATACGGATACAAATGAAATACAGAAAAAGATTGACACCTGTTCTGATTTGTTTGGACGTAATACAAGTATTAATAGTATGAAGCAACTAGATATATTCAACAACAATTATTTACCGCCATTGTATGATACCTATTTAAAAGGATTTTATAGCATTAATGTAATAGACAAATTAGAAAAGAATCAAAATAAATATACATTTACAAATACTTGGTTTGAATATAGTGAAATAAAACGACTCTTGTTGAATCATGTACATAAAACTGCTATTAATAAAATACTAGAGATTGGGTCATATGAAGGCGCATCTGCGTGCTATTTTTCAGATAATTTGTTAGATAATGAACTGTCATGTATTACATGCGTAGACCCATTTGACTTGGGTGATACAACTTCTCCATTAAGTAATAACACTAAAACCTATTTTTATGATAACATTAAAAAAAGTAAGAATTATAATAAGATATTAGTTGAAGAAATGTATAGCACTGATTTTTATATAAAGAATGATATAAAGAATGATATAAAGAATGATATAAAGAATGATATAAAGAATGATATAAAGAATGATATAAAGTATAATTTTATTTACATTGATGGCAGTCATTTATTAGATGATATTATTGCCGATTTTAATTGTTGCTTACAAATCATTGAAGATAATGGCATAATTTGGATGGATGATTATGGTGCCGGTGAAATAACCAGATGTATAGACAATTTATATGAACAAAATAAGCATTGTTTACAAATTATTCATAAGGGTTACCAAATTGCTTTTAGAAAAATATAAAATATAAAATATAATATGCGTTGTTTACCCATAGTGTGAAATAATTAAATAAAATACCGGAATTATTTAATTATTCTTTTTTAAATGTTTACCGCTCCGTAGAGAAAAAGAAGACCTGAAATAGCCGGCCATTTTCCTTACTGTCGCCAAAATAGTCCATCGACATATGAAACCGCTTGGAATTAAAAAGGATTAGACGATTGAACACATTACCCACCTTATCTACTTGCTCCCATTTTGTTAGGTCTTGGCTACATTTATCAGTCTGGTCTTTTGTATTCAGTATTTTAGCATCTTCTTCGGAATATTCTCCGTTTTTGAATCTGTAAAATGCGGTTCCGGCGGATAAAGGTGCGTCTGGTGTGAGATATACGACGCCAGCCCAATTATTCCAACTGTCTGTATGTATCCATGAGCGCTCTCTAGATGTGGTGTATTGAAATGAACCATTATAAGCTTCTTTTTTGTCATTCTTTATATCCTTTATATTAGGCATTGGAAATTCCGTTATTTTGCCACCAAATGGCGCTACATATCCCTGTATCATTTCTCTGAGATGCTCATTCGCATACGATATAGTGCGCTGTCCTGGAAAATTCCCTCTCACAGAGAACTCTTGCGTCAAAATGAAGTCGCGGGTGCTTTGTGCGTTATTATAGAAATTGTCTATTACAATTATTCCACAAGATGGGCCTCTCAGTTGGAACGCATTATTAAGTTTCTCTTGTAGATTCAAAGATTTATTTACTGTTTTTTTTATTTCCTTTGTTTCATTTTTTTCTTTTTTATTATTTGTTGTCTCTAATAAATCAACTAACAAATTGCCATTTAATTGTGTTTCTACAAAATCCATTTATATTTTATAATAAATAATATAGCTTATAGTTTTTATATTATTTATTTTATTGTTATAAAACTTGTTATAATTATTTGCTTTAAGTAGATGATAATGATTGAATTGTCGCAATTACAGATGGTGTATCAGGCACTTGAACTGCGCCATATGCGGTAGCACCAGAATATGGTAAATATAATCCTGTATCTGTTGAATACCATGATAATTCTAGATATTGACCTGCATTTAATGACTGAACATAATTCCACGAAGGCGCATGTATCAAATTACCTCCCTGTAATGTATTTACTCGGTTAGTCCCTGTAACACCAGTGCCGCCAACTGATAGCCATATATTATAAGCGCTATTTCCACCACCTGTTTTTGTAATTTGGGCTGAGAATTGTATATCATATACACCTGTATGCCCTACTGTAATTCTTGAGCCTGTTCCACCAGTAATTCCGTTGCTTGCTGGATTAATATTATTAAAAGTCATGTCATTATGGACTCCACCTGGTCCAGTCTGTGATACAGTAGAATATAATGACGCCCAGTAGCTGTTTGAAGAACCAGTTACTCCTTGGAGGCCTTGAGCTCCTGTAGCACCCGTAGCACCCGTAGCACCCGTAGCGCCTGTAGCTCCTGTTGTCCCTTGGGAACCCGTGGCACCCGTAGCACCCGTAGCACCTGTGGCACCAGTGGCACCTGTTGTCCCTTGGGAACCCGTAGAACCTGTATCGCCTTGGGGACCCGTAGCACCTGTTACTCCTTGGAGACCTTGAGCACCAGTAGCACCCGTTCGACCATTTATTAAAGAATAAACTGTGCCAAAATATCCAGTTCCTCCTGGCACTATTTGTTGCGCTATCAAGTCAAATCCAGTTGCTCCAGGTGTCCCTGTTGTACCAATGTTCCAGCCTCCTAGAGTGCCTGCTGTAACACCTGGTTCTATTGCTGGACCTACATTGATGAAAGGCGTCGCAAATCCATTTTCTGTATAAACAATCCCTGCTACATTTGACCCTAAAGAACCCGGAAGAGTGCCTGGAGGACCTTCAAATGTAAGTGTCCCTGGACCTATCGCAATATCCTTCCATGTATTGCCTGTTTTTCCCAAGGAATATGTGTTTGTTGTTGGTGGCAATAAATCTCCTGTAACCCAAAATGTAGGATTCGCAGTTGACCCTGGATTGTAATATTTTAATGCGTCAGAATAGTATATACCGGTAGTGCCAGTTGCCGACGGATAAGACATTAGCATAGACGCAGTGGCGCCAGTAGTTCCAAACGCACCTAGAACTTGAAGACTGGCACCTATAGCACCAGTAGCACCAGTAGCACCAGTAGCACCAGTAGCACCAATTAAATTAGTAGCAATAGTTGTAACTAAATATGAAAGTGTACTATCCCTCATTTCTAAAAATAAATTATGAGTTCCTCCACTTGCTTGTGTATAAATTTGTAATTGAATTCTACTATTTAAATTTGTAACAGTATTTGTTGCTACATATTGCGAATATTCGTATATTGATTGTGTTGTTTGGACAACTGTTCCACTAGCATATGTTCCGGTTGCTAAATTTTTAATAAATGTGGTTCCATCTGATGCTACTTCATTAATTACAGTCCAATATACAGTATTACCACCTCCACCAGAAGACAGACCGTATAATAACATATTCCAAAATCCACCAACTATACTGGTTGTTATTAATAATCCAACTGGAGTTACAAAATTACCAACTAATATCGGAGATGTTTGTATATTAGTAGTAGTAATAATTGTTTGTGTTCCAGTATTTGGTATAACTAGTAAATTATCAGACACAGGAACTGTTGATGTAGTTGCTCCATCTAGATATAATACAAGTCCACTACTAATACCATTTACACCAGCAGGACCTGTGGCACCTTGAGAACCCGTAGCACCCGTAGCACCTGTTGTCCCTTGGGAACCTGTAGCACCTGTTGTCCCTTGGGAACCTGTAGGTCCTATATTTGTCGCACCCACTCCTGTAATTGAACTAAATGAACGAATATCAGTAACATAAAATAAACTACTCCTATAATCATTGGTTGTATAAGAATTTGAACATCTATATGACAACTGATATAGTGGTCTTAATTCAACAATTGGCAAATTAGTTAAATCTAAATCTGCCCACTGCGCTTCTGTTGCTTTACCAATGGATGTATAGAAATTTTGACCCATAATTGCTATTATGGGTGTATACGCCATATTAGTAGCAGCTATCCACATATTAATAAAATCATTGTTGGGGCATGTTGTTAGGGTTCCAGAACTACCAGTTATAGTATTATAGTATGGTATTACACCTATACCACTATTTAACAATGGATAAGTGCTTGCTGTAGTTTTTCTCCAACTAGTTCCATTCAAATACAATACTGGTAACAATACTGGACTTAAACTAGTAGACCAAATTCCTGGAGCACCATCTGTAATGTCTACTTGTAAATCTTCATCAAAAAATGTTCCTTCGGTTAAATCAAATTCTAAATCACTGTTTGTAGGATTTGCTAATTCTAAAGTTGGGTATGTTATGTCAAATCCATTGGCAATTGCTGCCCCACGAGTTCTATGTAAATATTCGTGAGTTGCCCAATCCATAGTAATTCCATGCCTCTCATCAAATAACATATATTCTGTTATAGCAGCAGTATTATAATATACATATGCTGTTGGCGCTTGCTGGTCCCATATAAAAAAAGTAGTCTGAACCCCTAGTGTAGCATTTCCCGCAACAATACTAAAAAAAATGTAATATAATCCTGATGTATTGGTAATAGTAACGCTTTGTGGAGTTGAAATAGTAAATAATTGACCTTGAAGCCATACTTGGTAACTTCCAGATACTGGAGTTATTGTAAAAATTCTTGTTATACTGTCAAATGCGATTGTAGAAGCAGTTCTATCAACATGACCCATTGGTTCATTGGTGGCTAGCTGAACGGCTGTATTTAATGGTCCTGTTACACCTTGGAGACCTTGAGCACCCGTAGCACCTGTCGCTCCTGTTGAACCTTGGGAACCCGTAGCACCTGTTACTCCTTGGAGACCTTGGGCGCCAGTAGAACCAGTTATACCTACGGAACCTTGGGCACCCTGCGCACCTTGTGGTCCTGTTACTCCATTTATAGCAGTAAATGTCGTATGTAAATGCGAATATGTTGCCAAACTCTCGTAATAACTTGTTGCCAATTGTGTTCCACCGCCACTATTACACGTGCCACAAATAATAACAACTACATGTGTATATACAGTCATATCTACATCTGTTGTAAAAATCAGTGGTATTGTTATTGATGATACTAGTGGGTTAAGAACCACTTGCGACCCCGATGCCGCTAGTTGTGTTAAAGTTGGACCACCACTATTATATCCATAAACAATGTAATTATAACTTGTATTTGGCACATCTGTGCTGTTACAAAACAACGTTAGTTCCCAAACACCTGATGGTATAGTTAATGGATTATCTAATTCAGATAATGGAATCGCAAATTGATTTGACCAATAATTTGTTCCAACTATAGTAAATGTTTGCTGAAGAGATGAGCTTGCTATACTTGTTGCTGTAGTTGACAAATGGCGTGCCAATGTTGGTGGATTGGTTGGCGGACTATAGAAGCCACCATAAACTTGGTCTACAGCCAATGGGTCCTGAGGAGGATTTGGTAATAGTCCCGCATTTGTAAACCAACCTACTGTTGTATCTTCACTCATATTTAAATATAGAACAAGACCTGTTGTAAGACCAACTGCTCCTTGCGCGCCCGTGGCACCAGTGGACCCTGTAGAGCCAGTTATGCCCCGCTGTCCCTGTGCTCCTCTCGCACCAGTGGCACCAGTTGCTCCTGTCGCACCAAGACAATTACAGTCGTCCTGACAATCTACTGGTTGACCATTAATATATGACACGGTCAAATTAGTTACTGTTATATTTTCAGCATTGATGCTACTCATGTTATAATAAAAATATATTTTAAAATATATTATTATTTGTATTTTTTAGAAAATTTTCAAGGAATAAGTTCAAGGAATAAGTTCAAGGAATAAGTTCAAGGAAGAGGAAATGGTCTCTGAGTTTTAGAAGCAGCCAACGGAATAGGCATAATTATATCTTGCTTCTTAAACAAATTCGCACTATTAAGGCACTTGAGTTCAGGTGTCAAAGGTTTTACAGGATTAACTAAATTTGTTGACCCAATTCCGAATAAAAAGGTTTCAATATCAACCGGATTATGTGATAATGTTGACCAAGGCATTTGACCTTGAACAAGTCCAGTTCCAGCTAAACGTGTATCATATGCGAGACCATTGGCGCCATTGGTATATAATTGCCATGACTCTGATTGTGTATTTTGTTTCTGGTCTAAGCAATAGTTGCCAGGGGTATTTTTATTTCGTGTAGATGCCATTATTACTATTATTATATGTAAATAATATTATATTTTAAAACATTTTGTTTTTTTAAAACATTTTGTTTTTTAAAACATTGTTTTATCTAAGCACTCGGATTACAATATGAAAAGATGGTAATTAGTTTGCTTTTTAATTCATTCAATAGTTCATCACCTACATGTCCTTCTACTAACATTTTACAAATACATTGATGTGTCAAATAAAACAATTGTTGACTAAACATTGTAATAAATAATAAATAATCTGAGTTTCGCTTATAAATAAAAAATTCTTGTTCAGTCTTTGCTTTGCTATTATCGACAACATAAGGGCTCAATTCTACTAAAAATTTGCTAAATTCGTCGTGCTTTATTAGTCGCTCAAATACCATCTTGATACCCGCGTCCATCTTGGGGTCTTCTAGACTTTCAGCGTCAAATACAGATATGAGTTCATCGCGATATAATTTTTCGCAAATATACATAATATCTTCTCTTGTGTAATCATAATCGCTTAAATCATCGTCATCATCTTCATTATTATCATTATTATTATTATAATTTACTTGCTCTTTTTCTTTTTCTTTTTCTTTTTCCTTTTTTAAAGCTTGTGCTGCTAAAGCTTGTTCCTTTGCTAAAGCAATTTCCTTTTCAAGACGGTCTTGTTCTGCTTGTAACTGCTTTTCTAAAGCTTCTGCTGCTAGCACCTTTTTACTCTTTCGTCCTCTCTTTTTCTTGACTTCTTCTTTTATTGATGTACTTGATGGCACTTCTGACAAAGTAGTGGAAGTATCAGTTATTAATTTTGTTTCTTTTGTTTCTAGTGTTGCTGATGCTGTTGCTGTCGCTTTTGTTTCTTTTGGTATTTCTAGCGCCACTTGTGCTAAAATTGCTTCTAAATCTTCTATTGTATTCATATTCATATTTGTATTTGAGTTTGTATTTGCGTTTGTAATTGTCTTTGTCAAAATAGGATTTCCATTAATATTTGTAACAATATTAATATTACTAAAATTAAAATTAGCTTGAATTGCTGAACTAATTTGTGCTGCAACTTTTTCTGCCATTTTTTGCTCTAATTGCTTTGTTAATTCACTTTCTATATCACGATATTTTACTATAAAATCTGTTCTATACATTTTATAGTATTAATTTAAAAGCTTTAAATAGTTTTTATTTTGACAAATAATTACAACAATTAGTAAAATAATGACAACAATTAGTAAAATAATTACTGATTACTATACATATCACGGTCTCTGGTCAACTCTCTAGATGGCACACCACCGCGAACCCAACCTTGCGACGCATTTGACTCTATTATGTTATTTGGGTTCTGAACAGTTTGTTGCATCTCAGGAATCAACGGTGTTGTTCTGTATCTAAGATGGCTCTTCTCGGTCAATCTAGTAACAGAGCGCTTGTTAGTTACAGCCTCTCCTTGTTGGATTTGAGCTTCTAAAATGGGGTCAACTGCGCCTCTTCCTAAATAAGGGACGGTGGCAAAGGGGCGCTGAAATAAGTCGATTCTAGCCTTAGGGGCAGTTTGGATACCGCCAATAAGGAGCTTAGAACTCTCGTCAATGTTGGAACCACACATGTCAGAACCCATGCTACCTGAATAATTAATTCCTGGCTGCGTTGTTGCTAATTGCTTTGCTTTTGACATATTACAGTCCACCGCAAAGTAATTTTGAAGCAAATAGGAGCACGATTGTGAGTTCTGGATTGAGTTTATGTCTTGGGAGCATTCGTCGTTGCCAATTCTTCCCATTTTATTAAATGTAAAATCTGAAACGTATGCCATTTTTATATATTACTACAATAAAAATAAAATATAATAATTTAATTTAAATGTTTTTGTGTTTCTAAATGTCTCTCGTATAAAATACTAACAAAACAACCAAAATCACATTTATCACAATAATATTTGAACCCAGTTTGTCTTTCTTCTTTTGTAGCGTGTTTATTTAAATAGTGTAACTGTAAATTTGTGGTTTTAGTTGGTTTATATTCGCAAAATTTACATTTTTCATCTAAAGTCTTGTCACTTCTGGGTTTGCGCTTTTCACCAGTATGTTTTTTACATAGTATGTGTTCATTCCATTCAGACAAATATTTACAATTATACTGACATTTTTCACAATTAAATTTTGGTTCCATTTTATTAAATTATATTATTTTATTTCTAAATGGTTTAGAAATATATTCTATATATAGAATATAATGAAGCAACGAATTAAATATGACATTCAGCGTCTTCAAAATTATTGTAGTGAACATAATTTGACACTATTAGATGATTACAAAGATATTTTTTTAACAAAAAATACACCAATTAAAGGCAAATGTATTTATAAAAACTGTAATAATAGTTTTGAAAAACTGTTTATAAATTTAATTGGTTCTGGTGGCTATTGTAAATTATGTATACAAAATGTTGCCAAAGAAAGGTCAAAAGCAACTTTATTTGAAAAATATGGTGGTGAAAATAATCCAAATAAATTAGAACTAGAAAAAATAAAAAAAGATAAAGTCCATATGTTAAATCTTAATGCTATCTTATTATTTTGTAAAGATAATAATATTGAAATTGTAAATGATTATACTAATTCTTATCTAACAAAGAAAAGTCGTATAAAGATTAAATGTGTTTACAAAAATTGTTCTACAATTTTTGAAAAACCTTTTCGTGAAATTGAACATACTGGTGCATATTGTCAGGTATGTATAAATAAAGTTAAACAAGAAAAAACAAAAAAAACTTGTTTAGAAAAATATGGTGTAGAAGCATGTATAAATAGTGATATAGTTAAGGAGAAAATTAAAGCAACAAATTTAGAAAAATTTGGTTGTGAATGGTCTTTTCAATCTGAAATAATAAAAGACAAAATGAAGGATACTTTTTTAAAAAAATATGGAGTAGAAAACGCAATGCAAAGTAAAGATATACAAGAAAAAACAAAAAAAACACGTTTAGATAAATATGGTGTTGAGCATATTTATAAAAGTGATGTGTTCAAGGACAAATATAATGCTACTATTTTGAAAAAATACGGAGTTAAAAGTATATCACAAAGTCAAGAAATTAAAAATAAAAAGATAGAAACTTCCTTAAAAAATTACGGAGTTGAATATCCATCTCAAAGTCAAGAAATTAAAAATAAAAAGATAGAAACTTCCTTAAAAAATTACGGAGTTGAATATCCAATGCAATCTCCTGAAGTTTTGAATAAAAATGTAAAAAGTAATTACAAGTCTAAAGAATATATTTTTCCTTCAGGAAATATTATACT